GTGACTGAGGTCAAGGCTGCGCTACGCAGCCCCTCCGCTGCCACTGTTGACGATTCGCTTATTGAAATGGCTGTTGAGGCAGCCTCTCGTGCTATTGACACCTACACTGGTCGTTACTTCTATAACGCTGGCACTGCTGCTCGTGTATTCGTTGCAGATAGCAGTTTCTACACTGTCATTGATGACGCTATAACTATCACTGAGGTTGCTACTGCTGACGATTTAGATGCAAACTTTGGCACTGTATGGGATTCGTCTGACTATCAGAAAGAACCTTTGAATGGTGTTTCTGGTGGCATCACAGGATGGCCTACAACGGCTCTACGGGCCATTGACGATAAAGTGTTCCCAACGTCAGGCACGTTCGGCTGGAAAGGCCAAGAGGCTTGTGTCAGGGTCACTGGCACTTGGGGATGGTCTGCTGTTCCTATGGCTATCAAAAAGGCTACAATCTATCAGGCTGCCCGCTTCTTTAAGCGTGATGAATCACCTTTAGGTGTTCTATCTTCTCCAGACTTGGGCTTTATCCGTGTTGGAACTAAAGTTGACCCTGACGTGGCTATGCTCATTGACCCTTATCGCACTATGAGGCAGTATTACTGATGGCTACCCTTTCAGAGATTCGTGAGGGTATTGCTACTAACCTTGCCACTATCAGTGGTTTAAGAACAGCAAACTACATTCCTGCCGTAGTAAACCCGCCTGTGGCTATCGTGTCACCTGACGGCATTGACTACCACAAGTCATTTGCTAATGGCATAAACACTTACAACTTCACTGTAACTGTGATTGTTGGTCAGGCTGATTCTCGCACTGCTCAATCATTGATTGACGCATACTGTTCGCCATCTGGTGCATCAAGTATCAGAGTTGCGATAGAATCAAATAAGACGCTTTCAGGAAAAGTATTTGACCTGATAGTATCTGATATGAGAAACTACGGCTCAACCACCATTGGAGAAACAACCTACTTGGCAGCAGAATTTACTTGTGCTGTTCAATCTAACTAAGGAGTCAAATTGGCAGTTTATGTAGCCACAGACCACAAAATCACTGTAAACGGCACAAACCTTTCTGCTGTTCTACAGAGCGTATCGCTTGACCTTTCGGCTGACGAACTTGAAACCACTGCTTTTGGTGGCGGATGGCGCACCCGTGTTGCTGGTCTGAAGTCGGGTTCTGTAACCCTAAACTTCTTCCAGGATTTCGGTGCTTCGATGGTTGATGCAACCTTGCAACCCCTATTCAACGCTGGCTCATATGCTACCGTTGTTATCACCCCTACTAGCACCGCAACGTCAGCAACTAACCCTGCTTACACTGCTGTATGCTTGGTTTCACAGTATCAGCCATTCTCGGCTTCTGTTGGTGACATCGCTACCCTTTCGGTAACGTGGCAGACTAGCGGAACTGTAAGCAGAGCAACCGCTTAATCTAAGGATAAAAATTGAAAATCAACCTACGCATAGAGTTCAATGGTGGCGAGAGCAAGGATGTTACTTGTTCTGCTTCTGACCTTGTAAAGTTGGAATCGAAGTTCGACATTTCGATTGCTTCTCTAGAAACAAACCCAAAGTTCACACACTTGTGCTTTTTGGCTTGGGCGAGCGAGTTTCGCCTAAAGGCTACTGATAAAGAGTTCGATGTTTGGATGGACACTGTTTCATCAGTTGGGGCGAGTGACAAAGACCCAAAATAAAGGGTCTTGGTAATGAATCAGCACATTGGTTTATTGCCACTCTTGCTTGCGAAACGGGTATTAGTCCTCGTGAACTCATGGAGTTAGATGAGCGAATGTTGTGGACTATGGGCCGTTACTTGGTTAATCGCAGTCAAAATAAGTCAATGTAGAAGAAGCCCTTTCGGGGGCTTCTTTTATTTTTTATAGAATAGACGGTATGGTTCAGTTAGTTAGTCGTGGTAATCGTAGTGGTGTTACTGTTACTGATTATCGTGATTTGATAAAGACTCTCAATCAAATTGACCCTATTTTGACTCGTCAGATGCGTAAAGATTTTCGTATTGTGGGTAAACCTTTGGCTAAGGGAGTTTCTAATGCTATTCCTAAAACTCACCCTACTTCAGGTATTCACGTTTATGGTTCTAAAAGTGTTTCAGGTTTTAAACCTTTGACTGTTCCTGGCCGTTTGACTTGGGGTGCTAATGCACAGAATCGTAATAAAGCACCTAACCATACTCTTGTTAAATTGCCTCGTGTAAAAACTAGAAAACGAGGCAAATACACTGTTTCTTCAATTGTTCGTGTTGATGTTGATAATGCTGCTGTTGTTATGGCCGACATGGCTGGTGCTTCAGGTAAATACATTAATAAACGACCATCAACTTCTGAATACAATTACAGCCGTTCTGCAACTGGTAAACGTAGACACCGTGTAAATAATCAAGGTAGAGGTATGATTCGTGCTTTAAATAAGATTCATAAGCCGTCACGTTGGATTTATCCTGCTGCTGAAAACCAAATTGGTGCTGTTCGTCAAAATGCAATTATGGTTTTGTCTAAAGCCTATGCTTTGATTAATGAAGAATTGAGGACTAAATAATGTCTGGTGTAATTTCCTTACCTATTATTACTGCCTTTCAAGGTCAGGGTGTTAAAGATGCTATTGCTGGTTTAGGTAGGTTAGGTGGCGTTGTTGGTGCTACTAAAAAACTACTTGGTGGAATTGGTGCTTACAAAATTGCTAAGGGTGCTTATAGTTTTATTAAAGATGCTACCGCTGAGGCTCGTGACTATCAGCGTGAACTTAAATCACTAGAAACTATCTTTGGTTCTTCTGCACCTGAGATGAAAAAGTTTGCCATGAACTCGGCAAAAATTGGTTTGACTACTTCACAGTCCGCTAAGGCTTCCGTATTTCTTGGTTCGGTGATGAAACAATCTGGCTTCACTATGGGCAAAGTCACTAAGGAAACTAAACACCTTGTTTCGCTTGCATCTGACTTGGCTACCGTTTATGGTTATGACGTTTCTGAAGCGTTGAGCGGTATGACGGCTTTGTTCCGTGGTGAGTATGACCCGATTGAAAAATTCGGTGTTGCCATGAAACAGGCCGAAGTTAATGCTTTGCTTTTAACTCGTGGTCAAAAAGGTTTGACTGGTGGTGCTTTACGTCAAGCACAGGCACAAGCCCGCCTAGACCTCTTGTATCAACGCTCTGCTGACTCTCAGGGTGCTTTTGCTCGTGGTCAAGGAACATTGTTTGTTGAACAGCGTAACCTTGCTGTAGCATTTGATAATTTCCAGGCTCAGATTGCTCAGGCTTTGATTCCATCTTTGGCTAAAATGATGGGTTTGATTGGTAATTTTGTTACTAATAATGGTCCTCAACTTACTAAAGTTTTTGAGGGTTTGGGTAGAGTTGTTGATGCGCTTTTTACTCAACTTTCAGATGGTCAATCGGGTTTGTCATCAATAGTTGGTTTGTTTACTGATTTGATTGGGATTCTTGAGAATGTCGCTATTTGGGTTATTAAGAATGCTAAAGCATTAGGCGCATTGGGAATAGCCATTGGTGTTATTGTTGGTGGCTTTAAAGCATGGAATGTTGTTCAGATTGCTTTTATTGCTATTGCTGCATTATCTGAGGGTGGAATCTTAGCCTTGAATTTTGCACTTGGCATTACTATCACTGAAATGACTATTTTAACTGGTGGTTTGCTTTTAGTTATTGGCGCACTTGCTGGTGTTGGTTTTGCCTTGAGTGGGGCAGCCGATAAAATGACTAAATTAACTGATGAAGCAAAAAATCTTGGTATTCTTCAGCGTGAACAACACTATGAATGGCGAGCCTGGACACAAGGCTACGATGAATATTTGCAAAAGCAAATTGATACAATTAATTCTTTAAATGCTTCTGAAGAGTATCGTTTTCTTCTTCGTCATAATGAGTTTCTTTTGGAACAAAAAGAACAAGGGGCTAAAGATGCTGCCGATAAACTTGCTGCTGAAGAATTTGCTAAACGTGTGGCTGCTTACAAGGCTAGTTTTAAAGAACTTTTAGCAGCAGTTGACCCTAGTGCTTTTGCTACACGCACTATGGGGCAGTTTGAATCTCAAGTGTCATCAACATTTCGCAAAATTTATGACAATCTTTCTGCTGGTTTTTCAGCGGGTTTCTTAGGTAAAGATGCGTATAAAGCACTTAAAGAATATGCTAAAGATGAGTCAAGTGCGCTTGCTACTATTGCTCGTAACCGTGATAAATGGGCGCAACGTTATTCTCTTGCTAAAACACTTATTGCTGATACTACTAAAACAGTTCAAGAGTTTGCTTCTTTAAATAATCTTTTGACTGATACTGGTAAAGAGATGACTAAAACCATTTCTTACATGGTTGGTGACATTCAAATTAGCACTACTGAAACGGTTAAGTCTGTAAGTAATGCTGCAACTATTTTGGAAAAGTATCAAGGCATTGTTGATGCGACTAAAAAGTTTTCTTCCAATGTTGCTACTTTAAATAAATTGGGTTTGTCTAGTGGGCTTTTGCAGCAGATTATTGCTGGTGGTCTTGACCAGGGTGCAGCATTGGCTGAGGGTATTGTTGCTGGTGGTCCTGATGCTATTAAAGCCATGAATGATTCGTTCCAATCTTTGACTGATTTGGGAACGCAACTTGGGACTACTGTTGCAACTTCACTTTATGGTGATGGTGTTGACATGTCTAATGGTTTGCTTGAGGGTTTGTTGTCTGCTGAAAAGGATTTTGCTGATGCAGGTCAAACACTTGCAGATAGTTTTCAAACTGCTTTTACTAGCGTTATGAATCTTGCTTTGGCAGGTAAAGTATTCAAAATTCCAACTATTGATACTTCTGCTATTGATGCTTTGTTGGCTAAGTATGGTGTTAGTGTTGATACTTCTGGAACTGGTGGCACTGGTGGAACTGGTGGAACGGGTGGCCCTGTTTCTAAGTTGATTGGTTCTGGTGCTGGTGGAAATCAAGGACCTCTTTCTGGTCTTGATACTTCTGGCATGAATCCTTATGCTGGTCAACAATACAATTTTGGTGTTGGTGGTGTGCCTCAACAAGTTACTGTCAATGTGACAGTTGCGCCAGGTGTTGTTACTGACCCTATGGCTATTGGTGGAAAGATTGTTGAGTATATTAAAACTTATGGTCGCACAAATAAGTTGAATTTGGGGCAATAATGGCTGTTCCTACCTATAAAGTAACATTATCTGACGATACTGGTTCTACAAAGTATGACATTACAAGTTATGTTTTATCAGTAAACATTACACGTGGGCGTAGTCGTGAGTTAGATAAATTTGAGGCTGGTTCATTTTCTATAACTTTGCAAAATAACACTCGCTATTTTGACCCAACAAATACTTCATCACCTATTTATACTTTGATTACACCAAAGCGATACATTGAGATTTGGTCTGGTGGTTTAAAACAATTTGATGGTTATGTTTTGGACTGGAACTTTAGTTATGATGTTTCTGGTGAATCTGTGGCTACTGTTATTGGTGCAGATGCTTTTGGATTTCTTGCTAATCAAGCATTAACAGGTAGTGTTACAACGG